ACGTCATCACTTGGATCACATAGTACAACGTGTACCTTATCTGCCTGACCACTATAGATCATGTCGATTAAGTTGCGATTAGAGAATCGTGGGATACCTAGTTCGTCTGTTTTCATAAGCATAAGTGTATTTTACGATACTTTAATGAGATTGTCAAGATTATTATCGCCATTTTCTTGCGATTGTTGTGCTAATTTTTCTTTAACTCTGCGGGATTCTAGCTCTAATTTGTAACCGTCTATAAGCATTACAATCTGCTGTTGTAGTTGTGGATTACTTGTTTGCCAGTATTTTCTATTTAATTGAGTAAGTTTATTCTCAATATCTGATGTTTCTAGGCTTTCTGTATTCTCAAAAAGAGGATGCATTACGCAAATTTTCCTAAGTATCTTCCGTATAAATCAGCATCGCCGTCTGCAAGAAGTTCAACAAAGTATTCTGCGTTATCATCAGGAATACTACTAATACCATTATTCCAAAATCCGCTATTTGCATCATCAAACTTTAATCCTGCAGGCCAAGTTACGTCAAAAGTTCCTCCTGTTGACGATACCCTTACAATAATTGATTTAAAGTATCCATTGTCTGGTAGATTCTGTGTAATTAAACTTACTGGTCCAGTTAAAGATAATGTAAAGTAATTTGCTTCATCAAAGTCAATTATATTATTATCAAGAGGTGCTCTTACTCTGCGTTCGCCAGTCATTGTTGCATTAATTAGTCTAGCAGTTCCGCCAGTTGACTGATCACTAAAAGTATTGTTGTTATCTATACGTACAGTTTTAGCTTCTAGATCTTCAAGTCTTGCTTTTGTTGCAAGTGCGTTATCATTAATGACCGTAAAGTTATCTCTAAAACCCTGGCTATCATTATCTTGACCGGGTACAGGATATTCTGTATCTAAATCTGATACATTAATGACTTTGTCATTTAAAAAATTTGCGTCTGGGTTTGGCATAAGTTTAATCTCCTAGTACAGTATTTATCGTATTAAATATTAAAATCGTAATTTGCGAATACGATATACTGCTCGTTACTGTTTCCTTTTGTACTGTCTATTATATATCTATCAATTTCAAAGTTTATATTATTAAAATCAAAATTGCTGTTTTTTACATTTAACAAAATATCTTGCGAAGTTCCTGGTTTACAATACGCTAGAACTACACAAGGAACATACCCAAGTGCTTCAATATTATTTAACTGGGGTGTTCTCATCCACAAAGGTAAAAAGTTATTATCAGTAACTCCTACTTGTGCAATCTTATTTCTCATATTAGTCAAATTACTAATATATTTTTTTGTTTGCAATGATTCGTCTATACTTATAGCATCACTATCAATCTTTAGTGTGTTTGTGATAGGTCGAAATCTATCCGGTTCGTTATTTTCTATTCCCGAACTGTTATCTTTTTCTTCATAGTTTGTATTGTTTATCAAACGTTTATTATTTGTTTTTACATTTATGCTTTCTCTAGTTGCACCGCTTGTAGGTTCTAGTGGATCAATTATATCTACATATATAACTTCATATACGGTATCTCTAGTTCCTGGCTGATAAGCAACTGCTGTTCTTACTTCACCAAATTTAAATTTTCTTTTCTTATGATTTTTAGCCGCTGCTGCAACAAAATTTTCTATTCCTACATTTTCTATACCTGCGTAAACTAACATACGCAATTCTTTTTGCAATCCAAATTCTGTATCGTTAGGTCTGTAAATATAAGATGGTGTAAATATAATAGGATCACTGATAAAACTATTAAACAAAAACTTTTGTGTAGAATTTAAGAACGGTTTCATAACTATGTTACTAAATGTTAAATCGTTAGGATCATTAATAACTATTGTAAAAATTTTTGTAGTAGCACTAAAACCATACTGATCTTCAGCCTGAGCAGTAAATGTATATGTTTTATCTATAGACGTATCGTCACCGTCTAATGTTAAATCGTTAGCATCAATTGTAGTAAGTCCTGATACAACAAAACCGTCATACGTCTCCCATTTTGCTGTGTCTGTAAGGAATTCTGATGAACTAGTATGTGCAACTAAGCACTTATATTTTTGTGAGGACACTTTTACTATGTCATTAGCAATATAGTCTCTAGATGGTTTCCAAAAACTCCTATATCTATTCTCACCAAACTGTTGTACTTTTCCAAAAATTTCACCATCAATTGATAATCCTAATCCGGGAGGCAGTCTACCAGCTGTTTTACTATATCTAACTATAGCATCTGGAACACTAGATGTTGCTCTAACATTAAATGTACTAGTAAGGTTTGCATTTATTGTACCTAATTGAGCAGGGCTTTGCCAAACTATTCTAGAATCAATTTTTCCTAACATTCTGACAGTAAATGTTTTTGCTTTATATGCGCTATTACTGTCTTCTTCTTCTGCATTTATAATTGTTTTTGTAAATGTATCGCCTGCTTTTAAATATGCATCTAAAGGTTTTGACAATGTTATTACATCATACAATGGATTTTTATTATTAATTGCAGTTACTTTAAATATAGTACCTTTAATGTTAAAAGTTTGGTTTAATAGTTTTGTTAGATTTGCACTTGTTTTTTTCTGTATTTTTAAATTATAAGGAGCTGCGGCCTGTTTTGCAGTGCCGTTTCCTGCACCAGGACCATCTGCTCTAAACTGTATGCCTACAGTATTTTCACTAGCACCAACTTCTGTGAAGTCTGTGTCTTCAACAGTTAGTATTTCATATAAGGTATTTCTTATAAGTTTTTTTGCAGGTGTTCTTGTTTGTGCAAAAGTTTCTTCGTATGTTGTAAAAGATATTTGTTCTGTATTTGTTGCTGGCCCAACATATCGTGTGGCTTTTATAGTAAATTTATATTCTTTAGTTACACTTGGTTGATAAGGAACAACCCCTGCTAGTTCACCTGAACCTGGATCAAGTTCCATACCTGGCGGTATAACACTTTCGCTACCGTCGTCATTAAAATCTTCAATAGTGTAATTTACAAATCCTAATATGCTTGAAGAATCTATAACATCCATATAGAATGTAACATAATTGTCTGCTCTTCTATAACCTAAGTCTGCAGGAGTAAGCCATATTGGAGTTCTAATGTGTGACGCATCTGCACCGAACAGTGTGTTACCTGCTTGCATAATGGTATTATCTGCACGTAAAAAATCATCACCTACAACGAAAATTCTAAATAAACGTTTTTCAATAGTATCTCCGTCACTTACACTTACACGGAATTGATAGTTCCTGTTTAGTTTTTTGGGAGACTTTGTTGCTATACTTTTGTCATAAAACTCTATGTCATAGTAAAAACTATCGTATCCGTTTGCACTACGAACGCCAAAGTCAAAAGGATATGTTCCATATGGATTAGTATCATAGTAACCTTGATTTGCAAGTGTATCTATGGCAAGTACAGGGTCTACTACTCCAACAATTCTTCCATCTCTAGTTAACTGAATACCGGGCGGAAGTTCGCCATCGCCGCTTGCAATAAAATATTCTAATGTTTGTCCAGCTTCAATATCTGCGTCATTGGCAATAAGTTGGAAATCAATGGGACTATTATCTAAGATATAAAATGTATCATTGTTACCAATAGGCAAAGAACCTGCACTAGTTTCCCAAATTGGTTTGTCGGCGCCTCTAACTAAAATCTTAAAAGTTCTATCGTCTATTTCATTATCTTTTGTAGCTCTAATTACAAATTTAAATTCTGTTTCTCTTGCTACTTCTAATGGTGTTCCCTGTATGGTTTTATCTACAAATCGTAGGCCAGGAGGGAGTGACCCGCTAATTACTTCTATACTAGCGTCAGTATCTACTCCTAAATCAATTGGGGTAAGTTCTTCAGCACGAGATTCGCCTAGTTTAGGCTCTCTAAGTGTGCGACCTTCTTCGATTTCTCTAAGAAGTAAGTTGTTAGAAACATTCCATAGTGCCATACAAGAATTCCTTTATATAGCAATATTTATCGAAAAATTAGATGTTGATTGTACCAAGGTCTAAGTTCACGTTTACACTATTGCCTGCTATTGTGCCAAAATCAACATTTACTGTAGCAAATAATAAGTCCCATAGATTAGTTACATTAGTTGCTTCTATACCGCCAAAATTCCAGCTATTATCCGCTTCTCTAAAGTAGTTTATATCTCTAATATCAATACCGTGTACAAGACCTGTAAGGTTACCATTGAAATTAGCTGTTACTGTAGTTGCATTTATTAGACCAACATTACCAAGATTGTTACCGTTTGCGTCTAAACCGTTTGCAAGTCTTGGTGCAGGATCATCTTCTAGTCTACTTAATGCACTACTATCTATAGTAATTGTATTACCGCTTCTTGTAGTGCTTATTAGATTGCCGCCTGCAAGAATAACAGTACCACCTTCTGTAACTGTTAGACTTCCAGTATCTGCTTCTATATCAAATTGAGTAACACCTGCATCTACGTCAACAGTTAGTGTTTCATTGTCAGATGAAAGCGTAACATTGTTTCCTGCTACTATGCTTTTGAATTGTAATTCGGCATCATCTTTATTTGAAAAAAGACCTTCACCGGATCCAAGATTTACAACAGTAGTAGCTTCTGGAGTACGACCATCTAAGTCGTTAAAGTTGAAAATAATCTTTTCAAACGCTTCCCTTAGATCATCACCAGTACCGTCGTTTGCTACTGTGCCTAAATTAATTGTTTTTATGGCCATACCCTTCTCCTATACTGTATTTATAGTCTACCAACTACAACTTCAATTACGCCTTCTCCGCTAGTTGTTTTGTCTTCTACTGCTTTACCTATTACTGTACCAATTGATGGTTCATTGTTTACAATAGCATAACCTGGTTTTGCCGCAGTAACTAACATATCGCCTTTGCGTACAGTACCAATTACTTTACAAGGAACACGCCCTTGTAGTGCAAGAGCAACAGCATTATCTTCTTTTAGACTGTTGTTCATTAAGTATGCAGGTTTTGTTGATACAACACCAGCAACTTTGCGGTCGCCTTTGATTTGTGTAAGTGTAACTTCGTTGTCTCCACCAAACACTAGCACAGTTCCTGGCTCATATGCTTCATCTGCAAGATACATTTCTGCCAAGTCAGCGTAGTTAGCAGTAGCAGCATTACCTGTCAAATTGCCGTTAAATGTAGTTGCAAAAAGCTCTGAATTTTGCGGAACATATTTTAATCCACCAGTAGAGTCGTTATCAATATAAACTGCTTCAGCTGCACCATCGCTGTCTACAAACATTAGATAATGGTCAGTACCTGAGTTAGTTCTATCAGTGCCGTAACCTTCGCCATTTATATCTAGCTTAGATGCTGAATCAGCACTGATATTACCTGTGTCTGCTGCAATAGTCAGTGTGTTGGCATTGTCATCATATGTTAATGTTATGCCGGTGCCTTCTACTAAACCTGGATTAGTAGCTCTACCTAAGAAGTCTAGCACACGTTCT